AAAGACTTAACAGCAGCATCAAAGTCAGCCATAGTAATTGCTGAAGAACCAAGATCCATAGATTGACCTTTGTTTTCAATAAACTTCAATAGACCTTCTGTAGTATTAACTGCACCACCAACACCATTAGTAGCACCATCTTCTAGTCCTACAGCAGATTCACCTACAATCATTGCAAGCTCAGAGTAGTCCATAAAACGTTGGTAAGTATCAGCCTCACCTTGTAAGTACCATAAGTATCCAGTTCCACTCTCAGGAGAGTTAACTTTTACATAAACAGCGTTAGTTGCTTCAGAACCTGAAACTACAAACGACTCTTTAATAATTTGACACTTATTTGAATAGTGGTGTACTTTAGGTACTAAACCTACACCTTGATCAGTTTGCTCTGCGTAAGCGTTACCTACGATTGCAAATTCTGTATCTCCTGCTGCAGCTAAAGAACCATCACCTACATCTTTAAGGGTGTAAGTATCTCCATCAGTTGCTACTGCAACGTAGTACATAGCACCAGAAGCACCTAGTAATAAATCACCTTTACGAACTGCTGATTGTTTATCTCCGTCAGTATTAGCAGGAAGACCATCAGTATCGGTAGGATCTACTGTAAGAATACCATCACCATCAATAGCACCTGTTAAAGTGTTGTGAAGAAAAGTTTCTTCATAGTGCTCAAAAGTGTTTGCTGTAGTTTCTTTTTTAGAACCTAAAAGTTCCATTAATCCAGTAATCCCTTGATTACCGTATCTCTTAATTAGTTGCTCATCAACGTCACGCTTATGTAAAGACGCTCCAGTGTCTCCAGAAGCAATTAAATCTGCTGAAGATACGTAGTTTGATGTCATTGCAACTGCTGAGTTTGCAGGAGTTGCCTGCATACCTGTAGCTATATTTACTGTTGCCATTTTTTTATATTTTTAAAATGAAAATTAATTTATTTATTTATTAACCAAGTATTTGTCTTCTCAACATATCGAGAGTTGACTCTTGCTTCTGAGGTGCTGCTTGCCTATCTTGGGCAAACGATGGGTTCTTAATCTCATTAATAACGTTCTCTGTCCCCTTGCTTCTGTACTGATTAGCTACACCTCTAACAATCTTGTCGATGTTATTTAAGATGTACATATCTGTATTAAGAGCGTCAAAGTTCCAGTCACCACTTTCGTTTACATACTTATCAAAGAAGTTTTCTAGATCTGAGTTATAACTCTTAATCTCTTGACGAGCTTCGTCATCAAGCGTATAAGTAAACTCTTCACCTTGGTCATTCATAGAGAACGATAAACCTTCAAGGTCATTAACCTCACTCTCCATTGTAGCTAACCATTCTCCTCTGTCAGCATCAGACATTCCAGAATCTTCTGCTTGCATTGGCATAGCATAATCTTCCTTAACCTGATTAAAGTAATCTCTAGCAGCTTTTGCGTCTTTAGTAAGTTGAACCTTACCAGCGTTGGTGTCTCTCGAACTATACTCCTCAGAATCTGTTTTGTATGTCGCAGCAATGTAATCATTTAACTCAGCTTCAGTTAAACTTGGGTTCTCTAGCTTAAGATACTCCTTCATTACAGCGTCATCAGATACGTTGGATAAATCAACCGTCTGAGTGTTTAGGTAATCTTGAACAGTACGACCAGTGTTTTTTACATACTCATTAATAACTTGAAGCTGCTCGCTAGCAAAGTCATTGCTTTCTGTTGTTTCACCAGTGCTGTTAAAATCATCAAATGAATCTATGTCTCGCCCAAGCTTCTCGCTAAGGTAGTTTAAGACAATCTCGTCATCACTTAATTCTTCACCCTCTTGTGGTTGACTAGCTTGAGTTTCCTCAACGTTAGTCTCCTCAGTATTTAAAGAACTCTCACCTGTCAAGTCCACAACATTGGATTGCTCTTGTGTTGTGGGTTGCTCTAACTCAACTGATTGGTTTTCATCACCAGTTAAGTCAACAATATTTTGTTGGTTTTGAGGTTGAACAACCTCTCCTCCAAACTGTTTTACTAATTCATCTCTTATATCCATTGTCTTAAATTTAATTACTTATTTTCGCAAATATAAACTTTTTTATTATAAAGTCAAATTATTTAACTTACTTTCTCTTCAGAGCCTAAAGGACCTCTTTTACCATCTCTTTGTTCAATCATTTGAGATTGATTTATAGCAGATTGTTGTTGTACCTCTTTTCTAACACCACCCTGTATAGAAGCAGCACCCTCTTTACCTAAGTTGCCTAGCTCTATCTCTCTAAGTCTTCTTTGGTGTTGAGCTTGCTCAAACTGTTCTTTAAGTTGGTACTCCATCTGCTTTAACTCCATCTCTGCTTGAGCCTTAGCCTGAATACGAGCTTGTTCTATCTGAACCTCTGCTTGCATTTCTTGTTGCTTAAGCTGTGCAGCCTGTTGTGCAGACTGTTGTTGCAACTGAGCATTTTGTTCTGAAGCTTGTTGTGCCTGAGCTTGCTGCTCTTCTTGATACTTCTTTCTTCTTAAGATAAGCATTTGATTAGCCATCTTAATATTTTTAACAGAACGTATCATTATAGCATCCTCAAGTCTTAACTCTTTTTGAGCTAAAGAAACCTGAATGTTTTGCTCCATCATTTGTTTCTCTTCTTCGTTAGGTGCAACCTCTAATGTAATACCAAACTCATGAATAGATAACTTCTTCATAAGATCTATAGACTCCATAGAAGTCTCTCCAATAACGTTAGAGTACATACTATGAAGACTCTTGAAGTTTATTAGGTCTTGCATACGAACAGTAACACTCTGAGATACTCTCTTAGTTACATTCAAGTAAGCATCGTTAATATCTCTAGTTGCGTTATTTGACGCTAGAAGAGATAACTTCTGAACACCCACTAAAGCCTCACTAGATGGTTTAGATGCGTCACGAGCCTCGTTAATACCTGTCACGTCACGAATCATCTGCATGTTATGATTATACACACCTATAAGAGTACCAAAGTCTCTACCTATACCATTTTCTAATTCTTGTATTGGCATAGCACCTGTCATCTGTCCTTCGTCATCTATACGTCTGTAATAGATGTTACCAGTTTGGTCGTAAATCTCTTGAAGCTCCATAGGAGTAAAAGTACCACCATCTCCCTTAGATACATTCTCTAAAGAACCTATCTCAAAAGCAGCACCCTTTGGTCTTGCTTTAGCTAAAGTGTGTTGTATCTTAAGGTGAGCTAATTGTATCTGGTCAGCAAATGGAACCATTCTATCAACTAAAGAACGACTCTTCATTTTATATAAGTTAGGCTGATACACAATGTAAGACAGTCTAGTATCAGATAAGTTAGACTTAGTTCTAGGCATATCCTTCATTAAACCGTAATTAAATACGTAATCAGAACCTACAATGTATTTACCTGTATATACAACCTTAACTGTAGAACCAATAGCTTTTCTATTAGTCTTAGAGTTCTTAGGTTGTTTATAGTTAGATGGTTTCTTGTTTACTGAGTACCCACCTTTTTTATTTTCTTTCTTTTCATACTTAAGCTCATGACTTGTCATAAACTCAGCATCTAATATATTTATGCTAAACTTATCATATTCGTAAGTATTCTCTCCATTTTCGTAGTTAGCTGAAGTATTAAAGTACATAGGGTTATTATTTTTACCTACATACTCGTTAGCTATCTTAATATAGTCCTCCTCGCTAAACTGATCTCCTGCCTGTTGTTTTAAGTCTGCAATAGTCATAGAGTACACCTCACCTGCATGCTTCATATTTTTAAAGTCTGCAGAAGCTGAGAAAGATGTTATTAAGTTTGAAGGGTCTACGTAACGTATTTTAAGACCACTTGTAGGAGATAAGTCTGTTTTAGCTGCACATATACCTAAAACAACAAGATCACGTATCATGTATCTTTTTACCTGATCGTAATCATTTATATCTAAGGTATACTCTATTGCTTTCTCTAATGCTATCTCTACGTTTTGCTTATAGTTTAATGCCATAAACATATCTACCTCCTCAGAGCTTTGTGCTACAAAACCATTTGGAGCTAAAGGTATTCCAGTCTCATCCTCTAATGTTTCTAAGAAATCCTTAGATAACATATCCCCAAGCATCTGCTTTTTCTTCTCTAATCTTTTGTTAGCAGCAATAGGGTCTATAGACTCAGCTTTCACATCGTACTCCTGATTTACCATACCGTTAACTATAACGTCAACAAACTTAGGTATAATAGATACAGGGCTCCAGTCTATGTTTAAATAAGAGCTATCCCCACCCACGTCTAGTAGGTCTTTGTACTTACCTACGTCTTGATTACCCTCAGCGTAACTTCTATTTCTAGAGTATCTTAACTTTCTGTCTCTAAAGTACACATCACTATTGTTGTGCCACTCGTAGTACATAGTTTTAAAGTACTGTAACCCATAAGCTAATGAAGCCTTCTCCTCATTTGTTGATAAAGGAGATGGGTAACCGTTTGACTCTTGTTTCTTGTTAAGCATATCTATCTTATTTTTTTACTAAACATCCCCTTGTTAGAATACTTCTTAACTAATGGAGATGAAACTTTTAATTCCTTCTTTGGTTTAATATATTTCTGTGAAGCTAGTAAAGCTAATGATGAAGAAATACTAGCATCGTATTTTGTTCTATTATCTATCTCGAACCTGCTCCAGTCATCAAGTAAAGTATTAAAGTAACACCTTCCCATCTCACCTGTATCAGGAACTATACCCACGTGATCATATATATAAGTTGCTATAGCTTCTGCCTGAGCATTTATTACAGCAGCTCCAGAACCAGGTATACCCTTTGTCTTTTGCTTTCCTTTACTCCACTCTGTGTGAGTCATCTCTGGTCTATCCATAAGGTACTCATAGTAACCTCTATTTTCAAAGTACTTTAATATACCTACCTTGTTATTCTCAACAAGTATTTGGCAACCATAGAATACACACATCTTAATCATGTCCTCGTAAAATATTTCTGCCTTAGGTGGTCTATTAATATACTCACATACAAACTGCATAGACGCATCACTTGACATACTGAACTTGTGAAATACATGAGCAGCAGCGTCAGATCTCCTACCATCTGTGGTTGTGTCGTGGTCATAAGGGTCACAACCTGCGACCAAGTTATCTGACCTTCCTGGAAACTTTTTATTGAATCTCTTCCCAACAACATTTTGATCTTGTGCGTCAGGAACCCAACTAATCTCCCACTTACCCTTTCTATGAGGAACCCAAATGACTTCACTGTCTTGAGTACCATGTTTCCATATAAACTCACCTCTTGTGGTTTTTACATCATTTACTTCGTTGTAATCCATCTGTTGATAGATTTTCTCAACGTCAAATATACAACTTTGAGTGTCATTTCTAAATGCCTCCTCTATAGTAAAAGGAAATTGT